ATACAGAGAGGCGAAAATTATGGCTAGAGTCAATAAAATTACAGGTCGGGCGGTCAAAAAGAAAACGCCACTGAAGCGAATTAGCAAACGTGGACTACAAGCGCCTAGTTTTGAAAACTGGGAAAATTTATCTGGTGATAAATTCCATAGACTAAAACGCAATGTAAATGATTTCTGGTATATGAACTACAAGCATACTGAAAATATTGAACACATGTTTACTTGGATGAAACAAAACGAGTATAGTAAGTCAGATATTTCAAATGCAAAAAAAGCGGCAAAACATGAAGGACTAGTAGGTATCTACTGTCGTATGTTGTTAGATGGTTGTCCTGATTATAATCCTAAGGAACAGGAATATTGGCAAGCATGTGCAGGCACAGGTGGCGATATTGCTCCTATGACAGATTATATTAAGCCTAAGATTACTGAACTTGTAGAAGCTGGTAAACTTATTGTTGAAGAGAAAAAAGCTACAACTAAAAATGTATATGTGCCTAGTATACAAGAACGTCTACAAGAAGCGGCTGAAGAAAAAACAGGTGAACTAGACGAATGGATTGACAACTGGATGCGTGATCCCAAAAAGAATCCGTTAAAAGATGTACACCCAATTAAACTGTTTAAGAAAAATCAAATCAATCTTGGACATTTACGTTTTGTAACAAACTGGTACAGTGGTAGTTATGAAGAACTACAAGAGCTTAATAATCTGCCTCCTGCTAAAAAACGTGATGATATGCAAGAGCAACTTGCTGAAGGTTACAGTACATATAGCAAAGCTCAAATAAAAGAACTTACAGACTTTTACAAGCGACTATATGATGCTATTGAAATTATGAAAGCTGAACAAAAACAAAATCGTGCAGTTCGTAAACCTAAAGTTAAAAGTGCTCAAGAGCTTGTTAAAAAGCTCAAGTTTAAGCCTAGTGATGGAGACTTTGGTATTGCTAGTATTAATCCAAGTGAGATTATTGATGCAACTGCGGTAGTAGTATTCAATACAAAGAACCGTAAGATAGGCGTTTATTACGCAGAAGACCATGCACAGTTTAAAGTTAAAGGAACTACACTGCAACACTTTAGCGAAACTCGTAGTGTGCAAAAGACAGTTCGCAAACCTAGTGAAGTGTTGCCTAGCTGGAAAAAGGTTACCAAACACAAACTAAAAGCACAATTTGGATATCTCAAAACAACTGAAACTAAAATGAATGGTAGATTTAATTCAGACACTATCATTCTCAAAGCCTTCAAATAAATAGTTGTATGAAAGTTTATGAGATAGTCGAAGCACGGGTAGAGCCTGACAAAAAGTTTATGAGTCAGGTTGAACAGATTCTTGACGACAGTATCGAAGAGTATCAAGACTACTTAGACGATAGCAATGACGTTGACGATATAGACGAACTAGAAGAAATACTTAACTCAAACAATCAAAACAATTTACCTATAGAGTTTTTTGCCGTTGACCAAGAACGTGAAGATCCAAACGAATGGATCAGTGCAGAAGCTGGCATAGACAAAGATGGTAAATTTATGCAAGTGTATTTGTTTACAAAGAATCTTGCAGGCAAGTATGGTCCAAAAACTTTCAAACAAATTGTAATGCGTATGCTTGCACACGAAACTATTCATTGGAATCAGTATACTAAGATTGGCTTGGATAGAGTTAACAAAATGAAAAGTGGTCACCAAAAAGGTACCGAACTAGCAAATAAAACCGGAGACCCTAAAGATTGGATGCGTGAATATTTGCGTGATCCACATGAACTTATGGCATACGGCAGTGACCTTGCTAGCGAAATAAAAGATACCGATAATCCAGAACAAGTGTTACGAAACCCAGAAGCATATAAAAATGATTTGCCTAGTTATGCTAGATATAGAACTGTTTTCGAACCAAACAGTAAAGAAATTAAACAACTGCTCAAGTACACTGCGGATTACTATAACGGATAAATATTAGTATGGCACTTAGAGATCAATTAACAAAAGAGATAGAACTTAGACTTGGTGGACAAATGGTTGACGTTGAACTTGACCCTGAACACTATGAATTATCTATGGATAAAAGTTTTGAAAAGTATAGACAACGTAGCGAGAATGCAGTCGAAGAAGCATTTGTTGCACTTAACTTACTTGTGGATCAGGCGGAATATACATTAGATAATGAAGTTATCGAAGTTAAGGATGTTTATAGACGTAGTAGTGGAACACTTAGCAGTGCTAGTAGTGGTGACATTGAACCATTTGAAACTGCATACCTAAACAACTTTTTGTTATACAGTGGTAGAGCAGGAGGCTTAGGCATTTATGATGCACTAGCACAACACAGAGAACATTTATCTAAGATGTTTGGTGGAGAATATACATTCACTTGGAATACAGTAACCAAAAAGTTATTGCTTCATAGAAAGATTAAAGCACCAGATACAGTTTTTATTCATGTATACAAACAACGCAATGACGAAGAACTATTAACTGATCCATATAGCAGTCCGTGGATCAAAGAGTATGCACTTGCCCATGCAAAACTTATGTTAGCAGAAGCACGTGGTAAGTTCAATACTATTGCAGGACCACAAGGTGGTACTAGTTTAAATGCAGATGCATTGCGTAACGATGCTCTTACTGCTATGGATAAACTGGAAGATGATCTCAAATACTTTGCTGATGGTCAAGCTGGACTTGGCGTTATTATCGGTTGACTTTTCTTAAAATTTACGCTAAACTGTAAAAAATAACAATTTACGGAGTAGCGTATGATAATTGGTATATGCGGTTTAATCGGCAGTGGTAAAGGAACCGTTGCCGATATTTTAGTGGAAAATCATAACTTCCAAAAACTTAGTTTTGCTGACAAACTCAAAGATGGTGTTGCCAGTGTGTTTGACTGGGATAGAGATATGTTGGAAGGCGATACTGATAGAAGTCGTATATGGCGAGAAAAAGCAGATGAATTTTGGACAAACGAAGCAGGTAAAGAAATTACCCCTCGCCTTGTGCTTCAGTTGTTTGGTACTGATTGTATGCGTAACGGATTTTTTGACGGTATTTGGGTAAGTTTAGTAAAAAAACAAATACTCGAGAATCCAGACACAAATTGGGTAATACCTGATGTTCGCTTCCCCAATGAAATGCGTATGATTGATAATATACAAGGTCAAGTATGGCAAGTACGCCGAGGCGAATTACCAACTTGGTTCTACTCTTATAGAGATGAAGGCATAAAACCTGAAGGTGTACACCCAAGTGAATGGGCATGGATTGAAAGTAATAGTAGTTTTGATCAAATTGTATGCAATGAATCAAGTTTAGAAGAATTACAAAAAAAGATTGAAAAAATCGTATAAAAAAGGTTGACAGTATGACATCTTGGTGCTATAGTGTATGTATAGTTAGAAACAAGGAGTTGATAGATGTTTAGAATCCCTAGCTTTTATGAGATGAATGTGACCTTTGATGATGCATGTCGTACAATTAAAAACTTTGGTAACGGTGACATGCTTGAAGGTATGGAAGCAATGAATCGTGCTTGGGAAGAACATTGTAAGTCCGATGCTGAAGATGATGATGTTTTCTTTGAGCATTTTGAATATGAAGTGAATGCTTTTAACAAAGTGTTCTCAAAAATGAAACCCTTATTTGTTTAAACCCTCAACCAAGAGGAGTCGGAGAAGATGGATTAGCATAACGTAACACCGCAAAAAGCACGAGTAGGTTCTCCCTTAAGAATTGAAAGTTATGGTGAAGCAAGGAGTTAAGGGGCTGGCTAGCTAAAAGTCCGGACTAGTCAGACTGACAGTGAAGCGACCACACTAAAAGCCCGGCACTTTTTTTAAACAAGGAGAACAAAATGGCATACACTTATCTACCAGTTGAAGTAAAATCAATTTCAAAAGCTGAATTTGAAGGTGTAAAAAATGCCTATGTCGAAGCTGAAAAAAATAAGCAAGAATGGATAATGCAAGCCTTGCAAAAAGTATTCGATGATGTTAAACTTGGTATAGTTAAGGTCTCTGCATAATGGGCGGAGATTTTGACCTTGCATGGGAAGTTTTAAAACCTCTCATTATTGGTGGCGTCACTGTTGGTGTGTTTCTAGCAGTAGTATTTGGCGCAATAAAAATTGGATGGAAGTATGCACCTTGGATAGTTGTTGGTGCATTGTTAATATGGTTTTTTGGATAGGAGTAAGTTATGATTACACCCGAAACACTTGAAGTTGGTAAAGGATATGAATGCACCTTTACAGTAAAAAATATTCCACTGGATACATTTGGTCGTCCGGGAGGTATGTACAGTTTAGCAGACATACCAGTTGAGAAAATTGGAGATTATACAAGCACTGGAGCCATTGTTGCTCGTGACTTGAACACCAAACTTATGGAAGTTGAAGATTCCAAAGTAGATGGTAAACCAAAAACTTATGTTGTAAAATTTGCAGATGTGGAGAATATAAATGAAGTATGATGATAGACATGGCGGTCCATATGACCGAGGTGGGGCAGACAGCTACTACCGAAGAGGTTTCCAACCACACTATTATACAGGCGCTAGTATGCAGAGCGATTGTATCCCAATGGAAATGATGACACCAGCTGAGATCACTGCATATACCAAAGGGTATAATGACAATGAAGATGCTGGAGATTTTAAAGATTGGGGATAAAAAAGGTTGACAACGAATTTATGTGGTGCTATACTGCATGAATAACTTAGGGAAACACCTTAAGTTGATTTTAAAAAACTGGAGGCAATAATGGCTTTTACTACAATTAAAACTAACCAGAAGACTTTCCTAGAAACTTATCTACGAGGTACTGGTAAAACTTTGACTGCGAAAGACGCAAATGCAAGGTTTGGCATTCAGCAACTTCCTGCTAGAATGAGCGAAATGAAATCAGCTGGACTTAACGTCAAGACTGATATTGCTACAACAGGCGCAACACGATATAGCATTACTGCTCGTGATGTAAATGGTAGCAGAGCAAAGATGTTTGCTTAATAACCAAATATCCCCCCTCAAAATAGGACCTTCGGGTCCTATTTTTTTTGACTAATTCATTAACTACTAGGTTAACTCTCATAACCACCCTGATATATAGTGGTCCAGGTAAATACTACTAGAAGCAAATACTTTTATAAGGAGAAAGACATGGCAGTATTAGTATCCCCTGGTGTAAATGTATCAGTAGTAGATGAAAGTGCATACGGTGCTCCGGGCGCCGGTACAGTACCACTACTAATGGTTGCAACACGTCAGGACAAAACAGATCCTACAGGAAGTGAAGCTGACGGAATTGCAAAGTTCACCAAAAGTGCTCAAGCTGGCAAAGTTGTTAAAGTAACAAGTCAGAGAGAATTAACACAATTTTTTGGTAACCCAACATTTACCACAAGCGGATCTAGTGTAGTACAAGGTAGTGAGACCAGTGAATATGGTCTTATGGCGGCATATAGTTATCTTGGACAAGGTAGCCAAGCATTTGTCGTTAGAGCAGACTTAAATTTAGGTCAATTAGAAGCAAGTACAACCGCACCAGTTGCGAGTTATAGTACAGCAAATACATTATGGTTAGATACAGATGCTAGTAAATTTGGTATCCATCAATACGATAATGCTTCTAGTAAGTGGGTTAACAAAATTCCAGCAGTTGAAGTTAACGTAGATGACGGTACAGACGTTGTAGGTGATGTACATACACCAGCTACAGCCGCAAGTGCCACAACAAACGGAACATTCCTAGTTGTAGTACATGTTGATAATGAAGTATCAACAAGTCCAGCAAGACAAATGAGTATTGAATACTTTTATGGTGTAGGTGGCGCATGGGAAATACTAGACAGTGATGCCGCACTAAGTGGTGGTGAAGCTGTAACATATGACGAACATTATAGTGCTCCAGCAGGTCCTGCTAATAACGATATTTGGGTTAAGACCACAAGACCAGGTAATGGTTTGAATCTAGCATTAAGTTTACATGACGGTACTTCATTTGTAGGTGCAACAGTACAAGGTATTAGTACTACTCAAGCAGATGGTGCTGGCGCTATTACAGACTTTGTTCCACAAGATGGATCAAGTGTAACTGCATTAGCAACTGGTACAGCCGTAGTAGGTCAATACTTGTTAGACCAACAAGCAAATACCAAAGCTACTATTATTCTTAGAGAAATTATCACAGGCGGTATAGTTGGCGATTTAAGTGCAACTACAGTGTTAGCACAAGATGCAACACCGACTGCTACAGTAGCAAGTGGCACTTACTGGTTTGATAACACAATCAACAGTTTGGATCTATACAAAGTAGCAGGTGGTGCATATGCACCCACTAGTGCAACATATTCATCAACAGAACCAACAGGTGCAAGTGCAGGAGATGTATGGGTAGATACAACATTAGCCGCTGAAAACCAAGCTAACGAAAGAGCATATCCAAAACTTTATGTAAGAAACACAGGTAACACTGCTTGGGTATTACATGATAACACAGACCAAACAACCAATACAGGTGTATTGTTTGCAGATATCGATGATACAGCAGGTGGCGGCGCACCAATTGCAGGCGCACCAAATGCGGCAGTTTATCCAGCAGGTATGTTAGTTGTAAACATGGCACAAAGTAAAAATACAGTTCGTGCTTGGAATGGTACAGCTTGGAGAAATGGTTCAGGTAATCATGCAGATGGTAGCGGACGTTTTGGCAGATATGCACAACGTGGTGTTATTGCAACTGCAATGCAAGCGGCTATTACTGGTACAGATCTCAGAGATCCACAGTACAAGTACAGCTTAATTGCTTCACCAAACTATCCAGAACTAGTTGACGAAATGGTTACACTAAACAGTGATAGAGGTGAGACAGCATTTATTGTTATTGATTCACCAATGCGTAAGAATCCAACAGATGTTATTACTTGGGTAAACAACAGTAACAGTGCAAGTGAAAACGGCGAAGATGGACTAGTAACTAAAAACACATACAGTGCAGTTTACTATCCAGCAGGACAAACTACAGAACCATTAAATGGTGCGACTGTAACTGTTCCTCCAAGTCATATGGCACTATACACTATTGCTTACAACGACAACATTAGTTTCCAATGGTTTGCTCCAGCAGGAACTACAAGAGGTGTTGTACAAAACGCAAGTGCAGTTGGACATTTGACTACAGAAGGTGAATTTAAAGCAATTAGCCTTACACAAGGACAACGTGATGCAATGTATACAGCAAAGCTGAATCCAATTACAACATTTCCTGGACAAGGTACAATAGTATTTGGACAGAAAACTCTACATCCTAGTACTAGTAGTTTGGACAGAGTTAATGTTGCACGTTTGGTTGCTTATCTCAGAGAAAGATTTGATGAGATTGCTCGTCCGTTCTTGTTTGAAATCAATGATGCACAAACTAGAGCTAGAGCAAAGTTGTATTTGAAAGATTCCTTGCAGACATTCTAAGTAGACGAGGACTTAACGACTTTGCAGTGGTTTGTGATGAAACAAACAATACGCCAGCAAGAATTGATCGTAATGAATTTTATGTTGATGTTGCTATTGAACCAGCAAAAGCGGCAGAATTTATCTACGTTCCAATTAGATTGGTTAACACAGGCACACTAAACTCAACAAACTAATAAAAATTAACTGAATACTTAATGGACTGCTTCGTGTGGTCCATTTTTTTTGGCGGTTTTTAATAAATACAATTAGCCGGTATTATGAGGAGATCGAAATGGCAGTTATTACAACATTAGGGGTTCCAGACAATTCAGGAAACACCACAACAATCATGCCCAAACTACAGTATCGTTTTAGAGTGACGTTCGTAGGTGAAGGGTTCACCGCTACTCCTACTAGAAGTGTTATTAGTACAACAAGACCCGCATTGACACACGATGAAATTCCGTTAGATGCATACAACTCAAGAATTTACCTTGCAGGTAAGCATACTTGGGACACAGTGTCTGTTGTATTAAGAGATGATGTAGACAGCGTAGTGCTAAGAGAATTAAACAATCAATTGAATAGACAAGTTGATCACGCTAACCAAAGTGGTCCAAGAGCAGGTGCAAGCTATAAGTTCCAAACCATTATGGAAACATTAGATGGCGCAAGTCCAACACCAGGAGTATTGGATAAGTTTGAACTAGCAGGATGTTACATTGCAAATATTAGCTATGGCGACATGGCATATGCTAGCAGTGATCAAGTACAGGTAACAGTAGGTATAAGATACGACAACGCAGAAATTTTTGATGCCGCAGGTAATGCAACACTAACAGGCGCTGATCAGGATCAGACAGTAAGTAACGCAACTGGCGGTGGTACACAGGCTTAACTAAGGTAGCATAAATGGGATTAACTAGTAATACCGGCCCATATAACGCCGCCGCAGAGCATTTCGGAGCAGATGATCCAGTAATGGTCAAAACTCCGAGACTGTCGTACAATTTTAGCATACAATTCTTACTTAATGAAAACGTAGCTATGGAAGACGATAGCTTTGGCAGAAACTTTACATTTAACAGAGTAGTAAGTGTAACAATGCCAGACTTTGACTACGGCTTGATGCCAGTTAATCAATACAACAGAATAAGACAAGTACCAACGAGAATGACTCCTGGTCCTATGAATGTTGTATTTTATGATACCAAAGACAATCAATTTCAAACACTATTAAAAGCATACGGTAATCATTACTTCCAAGGACACGAAATGGGAAGTGGTAATTTTAACGGATACAATACGTTAGATGAACAGTTTAGTTCAGGTGCAGGACATGAATTTGGCGCCAAAACTATACCAGCAAATGCTAGACACTTTTTTGAAGAAATAAGAATACATAACAAAGATACTGCCCAAGGTGGCAGAACAACTACATTGTTTAACTGTATGGTTACACAAATACAACACACTACATTTGATTACGCATCTAGCGGTACTTCTAGTTACACTGCACAATTTCAGCCTGAGCATGTAAACATAGGTAATCTTGGAGAAGAGTTTATTAATGAAACACAAGCTACAAGACAAGGACTACTTAGTGATATTGCAAGCAAAGTATCAAGTAGACCAGGACTTGCATTAGGAGCCGCGGCACTAGCATTATCTCAGACTCAAACTGGACAGAGAGTGTTCAACGGTGTATACAATCAAGCAAAAGAATCACTTAGAAATATAGGTGGTAAAACTTTTGTTGTGCCAAATAACCCACCGCCTGGTGTAGCTGGCGGGGCTATCGAAGGAATGTTGCCCGAAGAATAGTATCGATAAATACTACTAGAATGGCAAATAAATTTCAACAGGGTATATATGAAGTCAGAAATCCACGTAAGTATGTAGGCAAACATCGCCCAAAATATCGTAGTGGGTGGGAATTAAAGTTTATGCGTTTATTAGATACACACCCTAATATACTTGCATGGGCTAGCGAAAGTCATCGTATACCATATAGAAATCCAGCTACTGGTAAGAACACACATTATGTTCCAGATTTTTTTATAGTATATGAAGATAAGGACAAAGCTAGAAAAGCTGAATTTATAGAAATTAAACCTGCAGGACAAACACTAGCACATGCTAAGAGTCCAATGCAAAAAGCGGCGGCTATTGTAAATGAAGCAAAGTGGCAAGCCGCAAAAGTATTTGCACAAAGACAGGGAGTTGGATTTAGAGTACTCACTGAAAATGAATTATTCAACCAACCTAAGAAAAGGAAACGCAAATGAATTTAACAGATATGGTAGTTTTAGTAGTTTCATTATGGGGACAAACGTCTTCAGGAGAATGGCAGTACATTGGTAATCAATATGTACAGCAACAACCAATGACTTTAACAGAATGTAGTGAGTTCATTGCTGGACAAAACTGGGGAAAATATGAAAAAAATCCTTATTACAAAATTCAACTCGCATGTTATCATACTGGAGATAAACCATGACTAATAAAATAGAAGATGTATTTAATCTGCCACCAGCAAATGAACAAATAGATGAGCCTATCAAACAGGAAGAGACTGGATTGGATATTGCACAACTACAACAACAATTAGATGTAGCAGATAAAATTGATGCCGCATTGCCAATGGTAAGAGATTTAGAACAACTAGATGCTGACATGGACAAGTACGCTGATAAAGCAATGCATGCCTTTCAGGATCTCATGGATCTTGGACAAAATGTTGAAGATAGGCATGCCGCGGCTGTATTTGATACAGCAAGTAAGATGATGACCAATGCTATCACTGCTAAAACAGCAAAAATGGACAAAAAACTAAAGATGGTACAACTACAACTGCAAAAAGCCAAATTTGATGCACAAGAAGCTAAATCAAAAGGCGGAGATACTGCTATTCAAGGCGAAGCAGAAGAGTTCGAAGATCGTAATAGTTTGATAAATGCAGTCATTGATAAAATGAATAAATCGGATAAATAATTACAATGAAGGAAGAAGCGATGAAAACTTTGAAACAATATCTAGCAGAATCTGAGAAAAGCTACAAGTTTAGACTTCGTAGTATTAACGAGATTTCAGATGAGCATATGGACAGAATTGAGTCGCATATGAAAAAATATAATATGGAAAGCATGAGTGCATGTAAGAAAACAATCATGCAAAGCAAGCCCAGAGGATTTGGTGACGTAGGTCCAAATGAAGTTTTCATTTGTGATATGGAATTAAAATTACCAGCAACTCCCAATGCACTACAAGAGGAAATTGCAAGAATTTGTGGTTGTAGTGAAGGCAGTATTATAATAAACAATATGAATGAATCAGAAGAACTTTGGAATGATGAAATCAAAGATGATGACGAAGATCCAAAGAGCGTACTAGCCGACGCAGATTACAGTGACGCAGAAAAAGTAGATCACAGTGAACATTATGGTAACGAGTTTGTTGACAAGTTTGTTAAAGCTCAGCCAACAGGCGAATTGAATACAGAATACAAAGTATAAGGTGTGAAAAAATGAACTTAGAAGACTTAATCAAACTAGCAGGAGTGACAAAGTCCCCATACGACACACCAGTGCAAGAAGAACAGCCAACAGAGATTGAAGAACAGCCAGTAATGGACGAGACTGAAGGCATGAGAGCGTTAATTGCATTGGTAACTCCAGAGCAGTTAAACCAATTACAAGGCAACGCTCCAGTTGAAGAAGAAGGATTTGCTAACAGTGGCGATGAATATGCTGGCGAACCTGAAGAATATCAAGGCACATTGGGGAGTCCTGCTGACCTCAGCCTCAGAAGATATTTGGGAGCAAACGGCGTTCCAGTTAATGTAGATGAAACAAAAGTTTATGAAGATCACAAATTAGAAGATCTTAACGAAGCTTGGAAAGCATACAAGCTAGAAGAAAGACCATCAGACCTAGGAAATATATTAAAGAGTTTTAGACGTGATGGTTCAGCAAATATGATGCCAACAATTAGAGATGTAAACACAAAAACAACAGGGCCAGATGGAAATCCTACAGCTCCTGTAACAGGCCCAGGCGATAGAGGCTTTACACCAGGCGTACAAGAGCCAGAAACAAGATTAAAGAACCAAAGAGGTTACGACCCACTTGGCCAAGACAATATCGGGCTAGACAATGGTCAAGAACCACCAGCTAGCTTACAAAACAAAAGAGGTTTTGATCCATTTGGCGATCAAGTACCACCAGCTAGCTTACAAAACAAAAGAGGCTTTACACCAGGTGAGGACGAATTAGATATTGGTATAGATCAACCAGGTGAGCCAATTCCAGAACCAAGACCAACACCTGATCCAGAACCAACTCCGGGCGGTGGTCCAGAAGAACCACCAACACCAATTCCAGGTGAACCAATTCCAGAGCCAAGAGAGCCGGGTGAACCAACACCAACTCCAGGTGGTGGACCAGAAGAGCCACCAGAGCCAACACCAGGTGAGCCAGTTCCAGAACCAAGAGATCCAAAAGCCCCACCGGCACCACCAACACCAGGTGGTGGACCAGAAGAGCCGCCAGCAGTACCAGGCGGTGAACCAGTTCCGGAGCCAAAAGAGCCGAGTGAACCAACACCAACACCAGGTGGCGGACCAGAAAAGCCAGGTGATGTACCTGGAATGGAAAAACCAAAAGGTGATGTAGAAGCTAAACCAGTTAAAGGTGATAGAGCTGGAGCTGTTACAAAACAAATGAAACAAGATGCACGAGATTATGCTGACAGAGAAGGCTTACCAATGGATCAACTAGGTACATTAGTAAAAGGTACAGTTGGCGGAATTTCAACAACACTAGAAGTTGATCCAAACTCAGGTGTTGTTACTGATATGAAAACCGGTGATATTATTGGCGGTGATGATGCTGAAGCGGCTAGAAAAGCGGCAGGCGTAAAAAGTGAAAGCCTACAAAGACTAGAATATTTGTCAGGTATTAATGAAGCATATACAATGATGGAGAGACCATCAGATAGATCACGCAGAGGAACAAGACCACCAGATGCGATAGGACCAGGAATTATACAACCTAAAGTTGGTGAACCAATTCCAGAACCAAGACCAACACCGATCCCAATGCCAATACCGGGAGGCGGACCAGAAGAGCCACCTGCAGATCCAGGCTTTGATCCTGATCCAGATTTTCCAGATGAGCCAGAGATGCCAGGTGTACTAGATGATCCTACAACAAAAATGCCTCAGGTACCAATGAGTACTAAAATTGATCCAGCGGATTTAGATGGCGATGCGCCAGATGAGCCAGATCAAGGCAAAGACTTCTTTGGCAGAGACAAAGCCAAGCTAGCACAAAAAGATGCTAT